GTGAAATTCTGGAGGATGTAGGCGAGCACCAGGCCTTCGGTTGAGAACGAGAGGACCGGCTGCGTCAACGACGAGGTAGGGCTGCCATAGTAGGAATTGAATGCCCACGTCCCCGGCGACGTCAGCAATGCGCCAACGATGATGTTACCGACCAGATAACCCCCTGCCTGGGAGTAGTAACCCATCGACAGGTAGCGGATTGCGCCATTGGCGATCACGGTGAGATTTGGATCAATCGACATGATCGGGAATGTCGTGAGGACGGTCGATGCGCCCACCGCATCGGGCGCGGTCCGAACGATCTCGGAAATAGTCGCCGTCATGCCCTTGAAGTTGAACAGCTTCGGATGGGACTCGATATATATCTCGACGGTGGCTCCATCCGGAGTAATTAAGGAGACCGAGCCATAGCGGCTGCCGACCTGGAATGCCTGGGTCACCAGCACATCGGTATAGACCGCGTTTCCGCTTGCGTCGATTTCCAGACCTTCGATCGTCTCCAGTGAGCCGGTGAGGAGACAGACGACAACGTAGCAGTGGCCGTTCGACAATGCGACAATGTCGTAGTCGGAGCCGATGAGACCGTTTGTAGAGAGTGTAAAGGGGCCGGAAAGCGTGCTGGTGGTCGTATTCCACTCGTACTTGACAAGCTGAACACCGGCCTCAACCTGCACCTGGCCGATAAAGTGAAGGTTATTGCTCGCGTCGATGGTAACGGCAGGATCGAAGGCGACCGTGGCCGAGGACACATTCGGGAAGGTCGTGACCTCGGTGAAGCTGATTCCCTCGTTGGTTGAATTGTAGATGGCCCCGCCGCCCGAGGTTGATTGTCCGACTACCCAGATCGTTCCATTTGAATCGACCACGAACTGGGAGTTGCCGGTGAATGCGGTATCGGGAGACCATTGGCCGATGAACGGAGAACTAGCCATCAAGCGGTCCTTTCGAGGAGGAAGGGGCGCTTTTGCTGGCGACGATAGTCCATCAAAGCCTTCATCACAACGACAAACTCGTCATGTGTGAACCACTTGTTCTTCATTCGATTGCAGTCCACGCAACACACCACGGCATTGTCTTTTGAGTAACCGAGTGTGTTGTCTTTGCGATCTAAATTCGTAGCGGCACCTTCGGTTAATCCGTGTGGGTTCCACCTTACAGCGAGACCGCAATATGTGCATTCGTGAATCGTTGTAAATTCCACGAACTCTTCATAGGATAGAGTGACCGGATACCCCCGCAACTTCGCGAAGTGCTTCATGCGGTTATATAACGCCTCGTATGGGCGCTTACGCTTCCAGGGCTTCACCGATTTACGGCTACAGCCACATGATGTGGTGTTGCCAAAACGTAGATTGTACGCGTAGCGGACCGGAATCTCCTTTCCGCAGTCACAGAGGCAATTCCAGATAGAGAGACCATCCACATTAGAGACAGATAGGACACGAAGTTTACCGTAGCGCTTACCCACTATTTGCGGGTCGCGACTTTTCCTCATCGCACACGAGCGACACGGAGAGTCAACCTTCATAGCCCTTTTAAGATCATCTCGACGCTTATATGTGATTGTCCCCCCACATTCCGGACATTCGCGCTCGAAATACTTCGGATCTTGACGTATATTTGTCGTCATCCTATGTTCTGGCGAGTCAGTACGAAAAGAGAGAACTTCGGGTCCGGTACAAGACATCTTCACATCCCCTCCCCCGAGCCCTCAATTTGATCCGTATTCAAATCCTGCTCTTTGAGCGTCATACCCTGAGATAGACGGTTAACAATATCGGTGCGATCAATGATACTCTGCGCAACCGCGCCGTAGACATTCGAGAGAAGTTCATTGAACTTAGAGTCGTTTACAGTAAACAAATCGTCCTCAAGCTGACGTTTTACCGTTTCCGGATCGATTCCTAAGAAGTCCAAAACCGTTGAAACTGGAAGACTTCCTTTGGCATAAAGATTAAATAACATTTCGTATACATCCCCACTATCACGCAATGCGAGGCGTGAGAAGGTGACCTTGGGGTATATCCAGCGGGGACGCCCGTAATTGTCTACTTCGTAGAACCCCTTCAACATCGAAATTGGCTTGAAAATCTTGTTCTCGATGATATTGGTGAGCGACTCACGGAACTGCGTATAGGTGGTCTGCAAAAGTTCAAGGGCGATCCGGTTACCCCCGTACATGCCTTCGCCGATCAGAATCTCCGGCGTGAAGCCCATGCCGATCGCAAGATCAGAATTCAGGTGTGCGTACTCATCGCCAAGCGCAAGTAACCTGCCCTGCGATGAAATCTCGTTCCAGGTGAGATCGTAGTTGGTGACGATCGTGTAGTCCGGATCAGCCTTCGCCTCGTCGGCATGAGCGCGAAGCTCGGCCACCTGGACCTCACTGACGCCCGGCGCGGTGATAACAGTCTTCGGAGTCATGTTGCGCGATGCCAGAGTGGTCTGCACCTGGCGCAACTTCTCCCGGTAGATGATCGTGCGCATACAGCGCTGCAGGATCGAACGTCCATGAAGCTCGTACATCGCCTTCTTTCGCGCGAAGTGTATGACGTACGGCCCCTTGAATGGGTCCTGGTTGAGCGGCATCTTCTTGTCGGTTTCGAGCATCTCGCGTGTTTCTTGGTCGAGATTCTGGTTTTCGAGCAGCCCCTTTAACTCCTCTTCGGTGGGCTTGTAGAAAATCTGGGGCTCTGCCCCTCCGATCGCATTCGGAGCAAGCTCGATCTTCTCCGGAGGCAGCATTTGAATGCGATCGAAGCCCTCGTACTCGCCATTGGTAACGTGACTGAATATCTCCCTCTGCTGTTGGCGCTTCTCCGTCACATCCTTAAGCTCTTCGAGAAGCTCCTTTTTACGCTCCAGTAAGTGAAGATACCGCTTGAGATCATTCAGCTTCTGCGCACGCTCGGCGTCCTCGGCTGTAGCCAGCGCATGAGCTTCCCCGTCGATATGCTCCTCGGGAACTGAACCGCCGCCTCCAAAACCGCCGCCCCCGCCGACCGGCCCCATATCCATCGCGGGATCGCCGCCGCCTTCGAGATCGGCACCTCCGGCAGCATTCTCCATTCCGTCGATAGCGTCGTCGATGGCTGCATCCTCGGCAGGAGCGTCCGGGGCGGCACCGCCGTCCGGAGGAGCGTCCGTATCACCCGGCTCAGCCGTCTTCTTGAGGGCCGCCATCTTGGGTAGTGCACCCAATTTGACGAGCTTGGAGATTTTGGCTTTACTCTTCGTGATGAGACGCTGAACGTCATCCAGATCATCGTGGTCGGAGTACTCGATACCTTCTTCCGCAAACTTCTCAAAAAGGCCTTCCGCCGCCGCCTTCAGAAATAACTTCGAGGATCTTTTTGAAAGCGCGATCCAGTCCTCGTTAGTCATGCGGTGTAGGCGGCCTATCGGTGTCCCTGCGAATGGGTCAGGGGATTCCGCAGCAATCTTGGAAGAGCGCTTATGGGCCTTGGCCTGCAACCAATCCTCGGTGATCTCTCGTTCCTGACCGACGACCGGAGCGTTTTCAGCCTCGCTCATCGGAGATATTCCAGCCTCGTATCCGCGTCCTCGCGACAGGGACTTCTTCAAAACGTCGGAGATTTCAAGATCGAGAAACCCTTGAGGCTGAATTACATATAGAAACGTCTCGCCGATCGTATGGTGCTCACGAGTGGCTTCAATGATGGTAGAAAAGAATCCTGTGTCATTCACGAGCCGCTGAAAATAGTCGAAAACGTAGTCCGCAAACGGCTCGACCGAGCATTTCGACTTCTCCAGTTGCATCTTGGAGAGGGGAAGCTCGGTATGTAAATCAATCGCGCGGCCCACGATCGGATCGCGATCATAAGCCAAGCGGTAGAAACGCAACTCCTCGGGCCGCGACTGCGGCATTTCGAGAGAGTCAACCGGAAACTCATAGGAGTAGTAGCCGATGTTGTCCGAATCCGCGATGTTGGCCGGACCCAGTGAACCATCGTTGAATAGACCCGCCGTCTTGATCCGCTGCGATGCCTCGGATTGGCGCTTGAGGCTCTTGGCACGCAGGGCCATCATGCGCTCACGTAAGATGAAGTCGCCATCGACCGAGCCGTCTGCGGTTGTAACGGTATATCGGCCTGCCGAGAAGAACTTTGGTTCGGAGGCCGTCGCCTTGGCCGTATTCGTTGCTGCGCGGCGGGCGGCGCGATTATTTCTGGTCCCTGACTTCGCCATCAAATACCTTCCCTAATCAGGGCTTCGTATGCTGTTTTTTGGGTTTGGCCTGCTTCGCACCTGGAAAATGTTTCGGATCAAGAGTGAGAGCCTTTGTGGCTTCGCCTAGAAGAGTGGGGTCCAGATGAACAGTGGGTGAGCCGTCCTCTTCGTTCTGGTCAAGCCGTAGATGGGATTTCTTCTTTTTCTTTCCTGTTATTTTCTTTTGGCTCTGGCGGTGTTGACGGAGAAGCTCCCGCTCCAGGTCACCCTCAAGCTCGACAGCGTCTTTGATACGCTGGGCTCGATCGGCTTGTACGGACTTCAATAGGGTGTCGAGCCCCTGGAGACGCTTACCTTGTTCCTGGACTAGACGGCGCAACTCGCCATTTGAATCATGGACCAGCTTGCTATCGAGAAATCCCTCATCGACTTCCAACGCGTTCCGCAGGAATTGGATGGCGGCCTGGATGGCATTGGAAGCTCGGGTCAGACTGTCGATGACCTCATATATCCGGTTTCCGGCAAATCGGCGCAACATCTTCTTGTTGTCGCTCGAAACTTTGTGCTTCCCTTCCCAGGCGAATCGTTGCAGAATGCTCGAATTTGCTGCCGGGTCCTTCGCGATTGCGCCAAGACGCACTTCCCGCTTTGGTCCCTTCAGTCCTTTGTCAATGGCCGGGTGAATAACCGCATTCGCCCGGGTTGTCTGGCGCTCACGCATCAACTACCTCCGGTTCCAGGAACTCAGCCGGGATCTCACGTTCCATACACGGACTGAAGACAACTCGCTCACCTTGGTAAACGCAGGCGATCTTATACGTACCCATGCCATAACCGATTGCGGTCAGGAATGCCGCCCCGTTATAAATAGACCGCAGGACCGGAAGACCCTTATGGTTGATTGGCTCGGCTTTCGTAGTCTCCGTCTTGCGTGTGAAAGGCTCGGGCTCCGCGCGGAGAGGCTCCGGCTCCCGGACCCTCACTTTAGGGGCCGGTAGCTCTTTACCTAGAAGCTCGTCGAGCAGGTCATCTGATGCCATTTCGGACGCATCCAATTGTTTGCTGGACGCGGTGGGAGCTACAGCGACCTGGTTGGCCTGGCGAAGTAGTTCTCCCGTGTCCGGCACCACAGCCGAAGACACCATCACGGTCCCGCTGGCCATCGATGATTCTAGCTGCGCGGTGGCAAACAAGGGCATGGCTTCATTTGCCGCTCGCTCTTCCGCCCCCGGAACTACCAGTGGTTCCAGCACGGGACGCACAGTCCCCTCAAGAGGCATTGTGCCGAGGTAGCCCCCTTCCGGCATGAAACCCCTGTTGGCCGGAGTGAACCCGCGCCGCTGTTCATATTCGACCAGCGTTTCGAGAGTATGTGAGTCATCATCAGGGGTCGTATCTACCATCCAGTACTCATGAAGCTGGAGAGCGGCAATAACCTGTCGCTGGATTACAGCGGCATCGGTCTGCGGAAATTTCTCCTTCTTTTTGTTCTTGAACCACATCGCGTGCCAAAACGCCGCGTACGCACGCTCGTGGAGGCTCTCCTTCGCCCACGCATCCGCCCGCTGGCGAGCCGCTTCCTTGCCGGAGTGGATCGCGCGAGTCAGGTTGTCCACGGTTGCCAGATCGAACTCGGCGGGGAGATACTCTTCGAGCCCCTTAACATCGGTCCAGGCTGAGGGCGCTTTTCCCGAGTCGCCGGTCAGGTGGTAGGTCACGTCCCACGAAAATCCGTACTCGGTGTCGCATTCGATCCCCACCTTCCACTTACGAAGTGCGTGGAGCTTCCGCAACTTCATCAACCGCGTAATACGCGGCACGACGAAGGGTAGGTATTCGTTCTTGACCGTGTAGTCGATCTCGTCGTGTACCGAGCCGTGGAGCCGGAATACAGACTGAACGTAGAACTCTTCCTCGGTCGCCCACTTGCGGATTCGGTTGAGCGCCATCCGCATAAAGTCGCCAGCCAGGCCCTGCAACGGAACGTTGACGGCCACACGCTGGATCTTCGACATGAAGCGGTTGTAATCCGAACAGTTACGGACGCCGCTCTTGGGATCTTTCCAGAAGCGGTCCATCACTTCCTTGAGAGAAGCCGCCTCTTCGATCAGTTGCTGCGCTTCCGCCTCCCTCTGGCGCTTGCGCACCTTGATGTATGCCCAGTACTGATCCCATTCGTCCGGGGTAGGTACGCGGATGCCTTCAGCCAACATGGCGGTGTCGAATTTGATCACGCGGCCTGTGCCGGTTTCGCACCGCATCTCTTCGCGGGCGATACGTTGCTTCTCTTCGCAGTAAGCCTTGAATACCGGGACGGAAGCCCAGTAATCATTCACCATTTTCTCGGTATCTTTCATGGTGATTGACGGCTTCTTTTTCTGCATGTTACTGAAAATAGTGTACTTAGTCCCACCGTAGAGTAAGGCGAAATTGATGATTTTGGCCAGATCCCTGTAGGTCTTCTTGACATTGTCCGGCGTGTTCGGATCGGTAAATTCGGGGAAGACGCTCGCGGCGGTGAGTGAGTGGAAGTCGCCTTCGCCTTCGAGAAATTCCTTGATGAAGCGCGGCTCGCCAGACTCATTTGCCGCGACGCGCATTTCGATATTGCTGTAGTCGCTGGACAAAAAGGTCCAGCCTTCTTCGGCAACGAAGAGAGCACGCAGGTTGAGTACCTGGTTCGCGTCGAGCCGACCTTTTTCGATCAGGATGCCGAATTTCTTAGCGCAGGTCTTGCAGGACGGTACAAGGCAGATCGCATATCCGAGGAAGTTCGCGATATGGTTGTTGATGATCCCCGGAGCCTGCCGTTTGACGGTACGACGCTCGGTGACCGGTGTCCTGTGCCGTTCCGGTGCATCGTCAGCATACTTAGGCACTATGACGACATCACCCGAGGGATCGGCCCGCTCGACCGTAGCGGTGATGTCGTCTGGAAACTGAGTCGTGAACAGTTCGTACTTCGAGTCTTCGAAGTTATTCGTGCTCCCACCGACCGGCTGCCTCCAGCCGACGATGACATCCTCTTCAGCCTCCTTGAAGCAGGACGGGTGAAGCTCATCCTCGGTATGGGGCTCCACATCTTCCGGCTCTACCTTGTCCGGATCAAGAATGCGGCCCTTGACGAACCAGTTCTTCGAGGTGTCCACTTTCTTGATGGCCTGAACATTCAGGCCGAAGCCGCCATCGCGATCGAATTTTCCGCCCGAGGCAGCCAGACGGCCACCTGCGACCACGCTCTGCTTGAGGTAAATACGAGCGGACATGTCCTTGGGGTCAAAGCGCAGGTTCTCCGGATGGAGGGCCACGTATTTCTTGTAAGCATCAAGCGCCGTCAGGAATTCGTGTTTTGGGTATCGCTTGAGAAGTTCGGCCATGGCCTCCTTGTCCGTCGAAGGTGCGCCCTTCTCGGTAGTCTTGACCACTTCGAGGCGGAGGGTTCCGAAAAGAAACTTTGGTAGATGCTTCTTATCGACGTTGAATTTGGTGTCTTCGATGAGGTTGCCGTTGTCGTCGCTCAACTCCTGCCAGCCCATGCGGATAGCAATCTGGCGTAAATGTTCGCGACGCTCTTCCATCTGACGGATATGCCAGTTCTTCATGCGCCGGTGTGGATCTTCGGCGATGCGGAAGCGCTGGCGCTCGATCCATGTAAGCGTGTCGATCTGCTCCCCGTCGATCTTATGCACACGGACACGCGACTGCGCCTCGTCCTTCATCTGGAACCAAAGCAGCCACGTGCAGATCGCGTCAGCGGCGGCGTACCACAGAGCAATGTCGGTTGGTATCCATGTGAAGGGTACGTACTGCATTCGCGTGCCGTGCTTAACCTGGCGGCGCTCCTCCTCAGAGCAGCTACAGTAAGGGGTCTGGGAAACGGGACACCAGTCGGCCTGTACTTTACCAATGTGGCCTAAATCAATCTGGTCGATTTTCAGCTTCTCTTGGGAGAGAGCTTTGAGGCCACCAGCGTCTCCCGAGAATTCGTCGCCCTCCTCTTTCGCTTTTGGATCATTATTGAAATGCAATGCCTGAACGTCTTCGAAATGCGGGTATGGCCGGAATACGATCGCCAGCGTATGCCGCATGACTTCGCGGTCAAATTTCGCGTTATAAAATATCAGGTGGCTGACGTCGAAGAGGCGCTGCAAGTGGTAATGCGCAGCGGCACGACTGACGTTCTTTGCGTTCTCGTGGTTGATGGGGATGTAGACACCGGAGATGCCATCAACCGACAGGCAGACGCCCGCGATCTCGATCTTGACCTCGTAGGTCGCTTCCCATACGATGTTGCCGTATTTGTCGCGCTTCCGGCTGCCGTCCGGATTTTTCGCTTCCTGAATATCGATGAGAATGCGCGTGTCGAGGCCGATGGTCTCGGTGTCAACGGCGACACACGGAACGGGCTCCGCACCTGCATAAGGAGCGACCCAACGCGAAGGGTCGGCAAGGATCGCGTCCACCCATTCCTTAAGCTCTTCGTCTGTTTCCAGGTTGCGGAAGCTTTTGCTCGCCATCCACGGGCGCTTGAGAGTGGCGAGATCGAGCGTGGCCAGTTTCTCGCGGAACAGGGTACGCAGGCTTCTATCTCTGCGTTTGCGTACCTTCGGCTTCGCGGCCTGAAGGGCCACCTCGCTTATGTTGTGCTGCTTGACCTTGCGTTTACGCTTCTTTGTTGTAGTCTGGGTGACCTCTGTGACGACGGTCTCCGTAGGCAAGGTCTCAACTTTGACAATGAATGTGTCCTGATCGGTGATGGTCTCATCGACCGTCTCGAAAAGTTCTCCCATGCGGGAGTTGAGAACATCATCGACATTGTCAAACAGACCGGCCACGCGCTACTTCCCCCTCTTTTTTCTGTCGAGGATGTAATTGATAACGGTCGGCCCCACTACGCGAGCAAGGGGCATCGGGTCTCCGGCGTCGGGATCGGCGTTCTCCTCGGTGCGGGACGGCCAGCAGTCGAACAGGATTTCGAGATACTCGTGGGCCAGGTCCACGTCCTTGGCCGTCTGAATATCTTTTCTTGCGTGCTCCACATAAGGAGGTAACAAGTCGCGAAACTTGATTTCGACGAGCCCGGTGTCCTGCTCTTCTTCGAGGTCCTCCCGATCGATGTCGGCGATCGGCGGCAGATGGAACTGCTTCTCCAGCCACTGAAGTGCACCGATCTTGGAGACGCCGAGCTTCTTCGCCGTAAAGATGATGGCGTCGTAAAATTGCTCTCCAGGCGGGCAGCCGAAACACCAGGCATCGTTGCCGCGCCTGTAAATTTGGAAGGAGGGATTGGAATCGCGACCGTGGAATGGGCACGAGATTTTCATCGAGGTTTGGCCCGTGAGCATCTGGACCACATCCTCCATGCGGATTTCCTCGGAGATCCTCATCCAGCGATGCGGATGCACCTCCATGAATCCGGATTTGTAGAGGGTATGCGCGTGCGCCCGGTCAAACGTTAGTTCGTCGGCTACAATTTCCGTCTCGGGATCGGTAAGTTCCAGTTGGTCCGGCTCGGTATGATTCTCCACAATGGTTAATACCGAGCCGGAAGAACAACCGGATTTATGCTCAGGCACAATTTGTGCACGCACCCCGGCATTGTTTCTTGCACTTCCGCCGATCAATCACCCGGATCGACGTCTGCTCTGCGGCGTCGGTAAGCACCTGGCGCATCCAGCCTTCGTATTCGGACCCGAACTCTTCTCCGGCCTTCCGCGCCATCGCTTCGATGTCTACCAGATCGCGCTCCCGCATCCTGCCTACGAGCGCCTGGGTGAGGATGCGACGCCCCTTCTCCGTGCTAAGGGCGTCGCCCACAATCTCTGCATATGCCATACCCCGTTCTCCTTCCCGCACGCTATGCGTGCCGTTTCTGTGCAGACACGATCGTGGGTGTCCTCTTCGAGGCCCGGGGACGATAGATTTTGCGCTGGCGCGGCGGCGTCGTTCCCTCTCCGTAGCACTCCATCAGACGGCGCAGGCGGTTGCGGGCGCGGGTGAATAGCTGCTCACTCATGCCGAGCAGTCGCTGGGCATCCACGAACGATCCGCAGGAACTGATCGCTTTGAAGACCGGCATCAAATCCGGATTGTGTGCGCTAATGAACGCGCATACCTCGTCGTACATAATCGAATCCTCCATGACCCAGCACGCGTACATCGTCTGTACAAAGCAGTCCGGGATCAACTTGTGGAGGTAATCGTCATCGACGTAAACCCGTTCGCCTTCCCCGCTGACCTGAGTGTGAAAGTAGGGAAGATTGGTGACACGCTCAATCGGATTGGACCCCTGTTTTTTCATCAAAGAAATGAAGGCATTCAGCAACATATAGTTGATAAATGCCAGGAACCGGGGCTTCGATGCGCCATGCGCATTGTCTGGATGGAACACCTGTATGCGATCGGTGCAGCCATTAGGTAAACCGTTGTAGCCGGGCTCGCGGAATTTCGATACTGGCGGTAGTGAGAGGAGAAAAATCTGTAGCTCGCTGGTGCGATCCTCGCGGTCGGCGACCGAGTGCCACATCATGTGCCTATCGACAAAGCTTCGGACGTGGTTGGGAAACCGTTGGAAAAATTCGTGGGCATTGCGGGGCACATTAAAGCCATCGGCTCCAATGAAATGGCCGTCCTCGGCGATGGTGTAAACCTCGTCGATCGATGGGAATGCTTCGGGGGCGTCGTCATTATGGTCGTCGGCGCTCGAAGCGTCAGTTACGGATGATGTGAAAGGGGCTTCGAAGGAGTTATCGGAAGGATTGGTGAGAAGGGTTGAGGCAACTGAATCGGCGATGATAGTAGACGTCTGTTCGAGTAGCATCTAAGTCTCCGGTTTTCTTGTGGTTAGGCTCCGGAGCCTTACAGACACACTTCGAGCGTTTGATTGAGCGCATGTGTTTTTTCGACACAAAAGCCCTCAACCCGAAAGACACACGAAGAGCGGTAGGAATCGGAGCCGGGTTTAGCTCGACCTAGTGAGGCACCTAAGGGCGCATTCGCACAAAGGAACTCAAAAGGTGATTACTGAGCGGCTGGTAGAAACCTAAAATTCGCTACAATTTTTTTCGTGTGTCTTTTCAGGATGAGGACGATCGCCCCCGCATGGCTGTATAACCAGCGGGGGCGATCGGGGAGGCCGAGCACGGCGGCCCACAGTCCGAGGCCGTGCCTATGCTCGCAACACGTAGATGCAGGGGATTTGATGGGTGATTGAAGAACGACGGCTGTGACGGACGGGACACCTCGATATGCGAAGCATCTCTCGATCCGTAGCCGGACACGGGAAGCACCAAAGCACTAAGGTTACACATAGAAAGTTGTTTGACCCCGATTACCGTTTGCCCCGCAGCCGCGATCCGTGCCGACGACTGTCTGGGTTACTTGCTGCCTATCGGTAACCTGATATCACCATACCCCTAAATGTACGGATTAGGACACACACTTCGTGTTTTTTTGCCTGTGGATTTTTCCCGGAATCCGGTGTCTACATATATTTACACTGAACAACTTACAGAGGTGTTTAGATGTATACAGATGGTTACATGGGCGCAACCTTAGTTGTAGCTGAAATCTGCTCGGTTGTACGTTAATCTGCGTCTTTGGTAACCTTCACGACCGGAGTGCTGAGCAGTCGGAGGTCCGCTTCCAGGCGCTCAAAGCGCCGGTTATCACTGATCCATTGGCGCTCGTGTTCCGGACGAGGCACTACGGAGCCTTTTAACTCCTCCATGATGGCCGCCATGGTGTCCACTTTATCCAGCTTTGACATCTGACCTATGATCGTGTCGATCAGCGTGGACATGCGCGTGGCGTCGGTCCGAAGGGAGCCGACCGTAGGCTCCAGGCGGCCTACTCTGTCCTGGGCGTCAGTAGCGATCGCTCGCGTTTGCATGTGATTGTTCTGGAGATCCTCGAACTTCGGTATGATGTCGTTCACCTTGTTCTCCGTATCCCTATGCGACTGCGAGAGGGACTTGAGGTGGCCCCCCAGCCGCAAAAAGTATGTCACGGCTCCAGACGACAGTAGGAGACCAAAGAGAGAGAGCGAAACTCCAACCACAGTTAGTTGGTCACCACCCGCAGGAGCAATCATCAAAGAACCTCGGAATAAAGTATGAAGCTTTATGCAGCGCTCCGGCGCGAATACCGTCGCCTCGGTACACCGTCACAATAGAGCCTCATAGTCCGTGTATTACGATCACTTCAGAATTGCCGGGGCCTGCGTCCGTAAGGATGGCGGCCATAATTAGTCAACAGCCGCGCCTGGGTCGCACCGCCCTGGATGTTTCGCATACGCTCCAGCACCTGGAGATCGCGGAGGCTCACGCCGTTGATGTCGATAATCGGCTGGTTTGGAAGCGAGAACGGATTGACCTGCAACGATTTGCCGGTTGGGTCGAGATCCAGGTGGCCCTCCTCGTCCAGCCATTCCTGAGCCAGGAGCGCCACCAGGGCGGTGGCGTCGGCCATGTCGTCGTGTGCACCTTTTTCCTTCGGAGCCTCGACCCTGAGGACATACTTATTGCGAAACGTGGCCTCAAGCTGTTTGAACTCGGATTCAAACTTTGGTACGTCAGGAAACCGGGCCGCCCCATGGTTAATAAATCCCGCGAGCGCAAAGTACATCTGGGAGTTGATCTGCTCATTAAGGTGCTTCAGTTCCATTTCGGTAATGCCGTTGATCTGAAGCAATTGCTTGAAATGCGACCCGGCGTGCTGGTCCGTTAATCCCCGATAACATGGCAGGATCTGGTGCATGTGAAAGAGCCACAACAGGACATCAGTCAAATCAAGCTCTTTCAAGTCCTTTACACGTGCCCCATTTATCACCCCCGGCCCCGTGAAAGGTTCACCCACCATCATGCGGTCGATGTAATCGAAGATCAGTTCAATTCCTTTCCCCTCGGTGACCTCCAGGTGGCCGATCGCGAGGCCCGTTCCGTCCCCCTTCATGGCAAGATCGAGCCCCCAGAAGTATTTGCGGCCCACAGCGTCAGGGTGGAAGCGGACGCGGTTCTCCCGCTGCCGGTCGATGCAGATGACAAATTTCTCCTCCGGCACGTAGGAGCCCTTGCCGTCGAGGAATTCGCCACCTACTTCGGCCTTGAATGTATCGGGATTCTGTTTAAGCTCGCGAAGCAGCCATGCGCGGGGGATGCGCGGGTTCAATTCAACCGTGGAGAGGCGAATCGTAAAGATGCCCGACGCCGCCCCCTCAGCTAGAGCCGTGCTATGCAGGTCGAACATCTTACCGACCCTATTCGCTGGTGAGGAGATCACCAGTACCTTCGAGTCGGGTCTGTCGGGATCATTTTTAGGTGCGAACTGCGCCGTTGACGGAGTAGCGGCCTTATACATGTCCGACGAATTGGTTTCCTTTGACGATCGAAAGAACTGGAACTCGTCGAGCGCGACGAAGTAGTTGGATGGACCACGGGCAGACTGCGTGGTGCAGGGGTAGGAGGCCACCCGGATCGACGGCAATATATCGCGGTTTGCCCAGTCGGATTCGGTGACGAAGCGCATCTCGTCCTGATTGTTGACCCGGATATAGTGGCCGTAGAACGGAGACTCATTGATCCTCTGGCGCAGCTTGGTATAAATTCGCTGTGCGCCGGTATCATCCGTGCCCATGAAGCTGAAGTCGATCTCGGAGCCCGCCGCCAGGCCGTAGTACTGCTGCGGGTTCGCTATCTGGAGCAGGTTGCGGAGCATCGCTCCGCTGATAGCTGCCACGATCTCGGACTTTCCACCGCGACGACCGGCAAAAGCGACGATGGTGTCAAACCCCTTCTCCGGAATATCGCGCCAATCGCGAATGTTGCATTTACCCTGATCGTAGAAATAGGCGAGGGCCTGCGCCTCGGTGAGTTCATAAAGGAGGTTCTCTTTCATGGTGTCCCAGATGGGGACCATAACGGGTTTGTAGTCGAAGGGGATGCCGAAGGTGGCCTTTACCAGGACACGCTGCATCGGGTAGAGTGTGAGGCCTAGACCTTGCGGGGACTCAATGAAGTCAATCTCGTAGCCAAGATCACTGCGAGTGATCTCTTCACCACTCTGCATGACCTCGTCAAAGATCCGACCAAGACCGCTTTCCTGCGCTCGCCTTGAGAACTTAGCTGCCTTCCCGGCCATGCACCCTCACGCCAAGGGATCGGAAAGTCAGGCCGCCCACGATCACAAAAAAACCCGAGCGAAAGACGACTGGAGTCGCTCTCGCTCGGGATGTGTAACCAAGCCCTATGGGCTTCATCGTTGACAGTTTCAGATAGAAACTGCAACTTCTCGCAGCCCCCTATAGTGGAGATACACTCGGAGTAGGGCTACCTTAATATTAGGATGAGTTTGATTTTACCTACGTTGCCCGCAAGTGCGGCTCGAATCGCCGGTAATGCATTCCAGCACCGGAAGTCACTACAACTTCCGTATTATAGCGAATTTGTGAGCGATCCACCATGTAAAAATCCGTGATATTTGCCGCAGATGATCGACCCGGCCCCAGCCCGGCAGGTTACCCCGGCCTTATCGACATGGATGTTCGGTGGCGTTCCGTGGCGCACCCAGCAGCGATGCATTCGATCCTCTTTTAAAGTGCAGTTGGAGGCGCGGGAATCGATGCACCAGGGGCCGCCCGGCGTGATGACGTACAATGGGGGCTCGAACTGGTTGTCCCAGTCCCATCCCCACAGCTTACGGCCCTGGGCGTCCAGTGGCCGCTCCGAACACTCCCAGTCGGCGTAGTACATCGCACCCACACCGAAATCGTCGGGCCGGTCTCGCGTTTCGCCGGTATCGGCCCGACGCCAGATTGAATGCATCCCGGTGCTCGTAGTTGCCTGTATGCCACCATCCTCTCCGCAGTAATTGCATACGGCATGGAAGGGCGTCCAGACCAGATCCTTATCCTCATAGCGCTCCCGCGCCTGCCGCGCAGGTCCCTCAAAGCGGATAATCTGGGCACGATGTTCCGGCTTTCCATATGCGGCCCATGGGTCCTTAGGGCAAGTACCCCATGTGGTTGATGCCGTGACGCGCCGGACGTCAGTCTGTTCTATGAGGAAGCACTTCATTCCGTATCGGCCTTCGGCAGCATCCCGGGCCAATCAGGGAGCCGCAGGATACGGCCCGAAAACTGATGGTAGGAGCCGGACAAGTACCGAATAGCGCCTTCGGTAATCTCAAAATGGCAGCGTTGCGCGGGGTCATCCCCTCTGAAAATAATGGCGGGACTGAATGTCGGCAGGTCCATGCTTCCATTCCATTCCCAGCTACGGCCCGGACTACCTCCAACCGGAATATAGTGGGCGCACTTGCATCCGGGACAGAAGAAAAGAAGGTTGCGATCGTCGAGCCACGCGAGCTTGTCCATAGGACACCCCCTAATAAAAGGGGGCAAAGTCGTACTCTATTTCCATCAGAGGTCTTCGCCGTCCCGTCCGCCCCACAGACCTTGCCATTCGGGCAGTTCAACGGTCTGGTTACGCAACAGATGGGTGCAATCAGAGAGGAACTGAATGCGTCCCTCGCGCACATAGCTGTGGCAACGCTCATTCGTGCGCCAGGTGAGGATGGAGGGCGTGAGGGTTGGTCGATCAAGGCTCAGATTCCAGCCCCACGCGCCCCCGGCCTGATCTCCACGATCGTTGACTCGAACGAAGTGAGGGCGGCCACATCCGGGGCATGTGAACGCGGCCTGATCGGGACTTATGCGGGTAAGCTTCGACATCACGGTCCTCTATAAGAGAGGACCGAAGTCAAAAGGAAACCCGGCTCCCTGGAGAACCGGGGGCCACCGAGGCGAGTCCTCGCGTGGGGATGAACGTTAGAGTCCTTTTGTTCCGATCACGAAGCTGTAGCGGAGGATCAGTGTATCCTGGTCCAGACTTTCCGGACGAACGAAGACCTCGTACACATAACCACCCTGTTCGGAATCGTTATAAACGTCGGCCTTAGACCACGCCGCATTGATCGCGTCCTGAATGTCGGAGTCGTTGAGCTTGTCCACCAGGTGGCGCACGCGCGATGCAACGTTCTGGATGTTGTACGGCGCACCGAGGGACGATTGTTCGACGTTCTGAAGCTGGACCTCACCGGTGCCGGGAACCTCATTCATCATGGGGCGATTCGTGACTTTAAATGCCGCGATGAAGGTAGCTGCCACCTCACCCACCACCTTCTTGAGGAAGTCGGCGAACTGGTCACGGTACTCGGAGACATCAGCCTTCTTCTTGACGCGAGAAGCAACGGAAGCCGCTCGCAGGCCGCTGGGCTCGATACCCTGGTATTGCTGATAGAACTCCTGGTCGAACATCGGTCCGCGAATCTCATCGACTTTACGGAGGGGAGCACCGTCGAGGACCTGCGGCTTGCCATCCGCGCCGATCCCCAATGCACCAGCCGGATCGGTAGTGACGTAAGGACCGACCGGAGGCGGCCCGACATCGGTGATCAAGGGGTTATAGTCGGCCTCCGGGAAATCGACGATATCGTGGAGCACCTCGGGGGCGAACTCCTGGGCGACCTGGCCCGGGATGAACATATCGTAGGCGGCGACCTTGTCCGTTTCACGCTGGAGCCCACGCGCCACCTGAAGCACGGCCTGCTGCTCGCCCGGGGTCATATCCGGAAACTCCATATTGTCCGGAATCTGGCCTTTCTGGACCAATATCTTGATCGCCTGCTGGATTAGCTCGTAATTGGCCGTACGACGCTGCTTCAGCACCTCGGGATAGAAGGCGGCCAGCACCTGGCGCACCACCAGCTTGTCGGCGGTGGCACGGCGCAGAGCCTTCTGGCAGGCGGCGTGGAGGAACACATCGGGAGCCACTTCACTGCCGGTCTTGTCGGTCACCACGTAGGAGCAGTTGGCGCATTTGCCGATGCCGCGCCGCTGTTCGAGCTTCTCCATCCGGCTGCTGGCCGTCTTGGACTTCTCGTCGCCGTCCTTCTTCTCCCAGGGCTTCTCCCACTCCTTCTTTTCACCCTCCGACTTGGCGGATTCTTCGCTCTTGGTCTCCGCCGTTCCGTCATTGGTGCCCTCACTGGTCAGTTCGACCACGGGTGCCGGACCCATATCGTCCATCTTGCCGTCCCAGATGTCCTCGATCGTCTGAGGCACCTCGGCCTGCTTCAGGAGGTTCGCGACGCGCGGCAAACGGATGGTCTTTTCGGCTGCCGACTTGAACGCGTGCGGGAACTGGTTCGGACGCGTCCACTTGATGCGGATGCCGTTAACACGGAGTTTCTCCTTGTAGCCGGAAGCCGCGTGCGCGAAGAGCGTCGAGCCGACACGTAGAAGCTTCGCGCCGCCCAGAGCGAGCAGCACCGAAGCGGCCTTCTGCTGCACCTGGGCCTGGGCCGGATTACCCAGAATACGCTCAGCATCTTTCCGGGTGACGTAGAGATATTTGTAGTGGTCCGGGCGCTCCGTGGAGACGTAGTCGTTATCCACACTGACGAAGAGCACATCCGGAATATCGCCGCCGTGTTGGTCCACATACTGCTTGAGCAAGGTCTTGAGTGGGTTCACGGGGCCGCCGCAGCAAGGGCAGGTCTGCTTGGCGACTGCTTTCTTGAGCAACTCTTCCTTGTTCGGGCACTTGCAGCCCTGGGCGTCCTTGCCGCATTGCGGGCAGTACTCGGACGCCAGGCACTCAGCTTTCTTCGGTGCTTCCTTTCGAAAAGAGCCTTTACCATGGTCTCCACGGAGGATAGCATCCAACGTGGTATCGTCAATCTGGAAGTGGTTCTTGATATGCTCGCGGCCATGACCCGAGGTATATAGATGGCGAACGCGGGCAACTGTTTCCGGCGACGGTGCGGCGGTCTTGTTGCTGACGCGGTTGAAACGCTGCTCGAAGTTCTTCGCGTACCCGGTTTCCTTGTGGCAATCCGGGCAGGTGCAGGCTGAGTCGTAACCGCCTCCGCAGCATTGCGCCGGGTCTACGTGATCGCAACGCTCGCGCTCGGGACGCTCGCAGTTCTCGATCGTGTCGCCGTCGAGCGAGCCCTTCTTGGACTGCTCCTCGGTTTTCTCCTCGGCTATGGCCGCCGTCTTGCTTTCCGACCGCTCCACGCGCGTCATGTTCACGGCGTCGTCCAGCCGCGTGATCTCGCCATTGTCCCAATTGATCTGACCTTCGGCGACGGTCCCTTCGACCGGTGCCACCTGGTGGGCCTGGTCGCGGTACTTCACGCGCTCGCCGGGCTTGAGCGGATTCTTCTCCCCATCCTTGAAGCCGAGGGCGACCTTGGCGGCAGCCTGCTTCTTGGCCGGGTCATATCCACAGTTGGTGCATTTCCCGTCGTGGGTCATGTGTTTCGGTTCGCAAGTGCGGCCCTTACCGTTCAGGTGAGCGTGATCCCGATGATCCATGTACTGACTGGCGTTCTTGTCCGAGCCGATCTTCGCTTCAAGCTCCTCCCCAAGCTGGTTCATGACAGCCTGCTCGCCGGGCTCCAGGATCTCACCGGACTCCGGAAGCTCCTGGTTGACCTCGCGCAGGGTGTCTTTGGCCAGGACGATCTTCCGCTTCGGCTTCGAAGCCCGCTTGTCGCCAGGCTGGAGCACGGGGTATTGCTTGAGCAGCCCTTCGGCAAGGAAGGGGAAGTTGAGCTTCGGTGTGATGTCCGTGACGTCCAGGTTCGATGAAGTGGTCTCGCTCGTCATGCGGTCGAAGGCACTCGAAAGCGCCGGGTCGAAATAGGCCGCGAATACCACATGACGGATGAGCATGGTCAACTGCTCTTCGTCCTTGACGTACTTGAAGGTCACATAGTCGCGGGGTGCGCCCCAGGTCGGGACGAACATGATGATCGAACGGTATTTGCCGTCCGTATCCCGGAACAGAAGATCCTTGATGGCGGCCATGTCCTTCTTGGAGTACTTGTCGAATTCGCCCTCGCCCAGCTTGAAGCTGTAGGCGTCGGAGATCGTCTCGGGCGTGGCCATACTTACCATCGCGCCGTAAAGGAGGGCGGAAGGAAAGTCCTCGATCGAGTCGGCCACGGCGGCGGGAATCACCATCACCCGTCCCAACACCAGGTCGGAGCGGAGCCCGTGGTAGAAGACCTCAAAGCTGCGAATCTGGCCGGAGCGCCGTGCCAGGCTCTCACCTTGCTTGACCGCTTCGACGACTTTTTTGAGCAAGCCATCGCTTACGGAAAAGGACGAGTATGATTTCACCACCGAGTTGCCTGTCGTCATAAAATTACCTTCCGATTTCGATTTTGTTGAGTTCTCGCCGGATGCTTTCGTCGTTTTCCTTGATCATGTCGCCGAAGGCGAGCATCACCTGTTTCGCGAGCGCATCGTCGATGTTGGCGTCCTTCATCGACTTCCGGAAGAACTCTAAGAGCTTCGTATAGATGTACTTAAACTTGGGACCGTCCAGGTTCAGTACATCTTTCTTCGACAGTGAGTCGGCCTCCGTCAACGTACGCTGCAACTCCCGCAGAGCTTTCACATGATCGTTCAGGTCCTTGAATGACCGGTTGTGCCGCCGCGCCGGATCATGCTCGTTCATCATCGCAATAATGGACGCGATCTCCAGTGCGATGAGCCTGCTGATGTCAGCCATAGGAGAATCGGGATCGTTGACCAGGCCGACAATCTTGTTCATCCTGGCGTTCGGGTCCGTTTCGTCGAGGAGTTCAGAATCGTCCACCCTCACCGGCGACACAGTGACCGCCGCCGATGCAGGTGCCAGCGTGAGGCCGCCCTCGTCCTTAAATACGATTTCTGCATCGATGTCTGGGATCACAGGTCCACCTTGCTGGTGCTGGTCAACTCGACTTCTAACTGTCCGGCAGATGCGATGTGAATATCGGGAGCCTTGTTCGACGTGGTCATCTCGAATTCCCGCATCATCGCGTGACCGTCCTTCGGAGCGCCGGAGGCGACGCGGTGGTTTGGCTTGACCTTGTCCATACCCGGGAACGCGAGTAATGTCCCACCGGTGAGGCCGCAGTGCATACCTCTCCGGTAAACGCACGAGGCGCATTTCTTTTCGCCAACGATGCCGTTCGAGGTTGCGAGCTTCCCTTTAAGCAGCGAGCAGTCAATCTGCGTGAGAGCAACCTTCGTTTTGGTTCCCTTCAGACCGGCAATGAACTTCCGGAGGGTAGCCTTAGCCTCGGCGGCTCCAACGGTCTGCGATGCCTGCTTATAGATCGTCTGCACGCTTTGTCCGGCTTCATGCATCCGAAGCGCGTCCTGGGTCGTGAAGGACGAGGCCGTCTTGACCCTCTCCTTCGTCGAACTGGTACGGATTGCGACGTCGGCGGTGTTGCGGGTGTAGGCCGCTTCCTTACTGGCCTTCTTGACACCGACGACCGGGCGCTCGGCTTCGCGGTTGTGTTGTGCTACCAACGCAGCCTTCTTCGCCTTCGCCCCATTGATGCCAGGCGTGAGATTGTTGATGATTGGCAGCAGATCGGACTGGGTCGCCACGATCGGCAGCCGGTAGAGGTTGCAGCGCTTTGCACCCGCTGTCTGCTTGAAGTGCTGGCATCCCGTGCAGGCAGCAATCTGCTTCACGCTCTTGGCCCGGATGCCACCAAGTTTCTGCTGCATCCGCTCATAAGTAGGCGGGCACGCTTCCATGAAAGCGTTGGGCTCGATGAAGGTATAGCCAACCAGACCGGCCTCGTCGCGCAGCTTGTCGGTCGCGAACTGGCGGTTGAAGCCCTGGAGTTCGGCGAGCTTCTTGAGCTTCAGATCAACTTCGTTCGGTGTGTGCCCTTCATGCAGGAGTTTGTTGATATACTCCGCGATCTCCTTGTCGCTCATCTGGCGCTCGGCCAGAATTTCCTCAGTCGAGGCCGTCTTCGCCTTCTTCGAGGCCAGGTTCGTAAACAGCGTCAGATCGGCGCGAACCTGCTTTGCCCAGGCAGGAACAATCTCAGGGTTGGCGTAGTCGGCGAGCTTGGTTGCACCGTCCTGTGTCATTTGTGCCGGGGTCTTGGCTGCCAGGCGCATCAGGCGCTTGCCTGCGGCATGTATCGCGGCGCTGGCAGTCTTTGAATCCTGGCCGCCCGTCCCTTTGTAAACCTCGATGGCCGCTTCGATCGAGAGTGCCTTCCTCTTTGTGGTGCTGGCGACCTTCAAGGCGGCTTCGGCCAGGGAGTCTTCCCCGCCAGCAACCTTGGCGGAACCGGTCCGCGCGTACTGCACCGTGCGCCCCGAGTCAAGCAACGTATCGGCGGCAAGGGTGCTGGCCGTCTTCGTGCCCTGGCGCGGTTCGTTCAGAATGTTGTCGAGGATGTTCGCGTATGCCATGCCAGCCGTCCTTAAAAGGTGATGTCGTCCAGTACGTGGTTCAGGAACCCGCTAGGATTGTGGCGGGACGCTCCCGGAAGTGTATCTCCATCATCGACCTCCGTTTTCGTGAGACGAACAATTTTTCCGTTCTTCACTGCCCAGTAATCCTTCTTCGCAGGGCAGACAAATATGTTTCCGGCAACCCGGCGCAGACCCCGCGAAGCAATCTTCCGCTGCAGTTCACCCGACATCGACGCCTGCTTGAAGTGATTAGCGGACGGAGCGACGGCGCGATCACCTTCCGTCAGGCCTATTGTGTGTCCGGTCATGTGATGCGTCCGCTTCATTGAGCAAACCTCCGAGGTGTCTCCTGACTGCCAGACCCATAAGTGAGGGCAGTCTCTTCTATAGAGATTCCAAAGTCGGAAAGGTGCATATTATGCAAACCGCAACAAACACCGCTTTCGCAGCGCAGAGTATTACCGGCTACCAGACGGCAAGCGCCACTATATATGGTGCGTGGCAAGACATCTCGCAGTTCACCCACTGGTCGCTGCACATCATGAATCTCGAAGCGGACGGCAAGATCCAGATTTTTCTCTCTAACGAGCCGATACAGCCCGGAGCAAACTACCCGGCAGGTGCCAATCCCGCCAATCCGGACCCGGTCGCCGTGCAGTTTGGTTCCGACGTCACAACCACTTCCGACAATGCAAACACCATGGTCCAGAGCGGCGGCGCGGTCGCCCACTGGCTTCAGATCGTCAAGGTGAATGGGGAAACCCCGGCCACTACCGTGGTGAGCATCTTCGGGCAGATAGAGCACTAATAGATCCGGGGCTCTATTAGCGATTCGCCTTGGAAACGAAAACCTGCGAGAAGCAGGGATGCTGGACGTCCACCCGGAACTGGCCGAGTATCTCGGAGTCCTGAAGATACAAATTTCCTTGTTTGGCCATTTTCCGTTTTGAGAAACCCTGGCCGGAGGCACTCGCCTTATCGATCAGGTCGAAGATGTAGGCTCCCAATGCCCGGCTGCGCGTATCCTTACTCTCACTCAAGACCTTGGATGCCTTGCTCATGACTCGTCGAATTTCTGGCCGGTGCAGGCTCAGTACCTCGGCAACGCGCTGAAACGATCGCGTGCGGGCATAGAGTTCGACAACCTCCGACAACGGCTTGGGGAGTGAGTCCTCCAAACCATACTGCACGAATGCCTCGCGAAGCACGGCGGCGGTCGGTGGTCCCATCATCAAAAACGTACCCATCTTCTGCATCGCGCGACGGATACGGCTGGAGCAAATAGTCTGAGTCGAGCGGTGCAGGACGGCTAGTGTCTCCTGGGTCTTCGAGAGGACATAATAGCTGAGTAGAAGTTCCTGATCTTCTTTCGAGAGGTAGCGAAGATTCTTCAGGAAGTCCCCGAAATGGTCTTCGATGTAGGTGAGGACATCCGCCTCGGCCATGTCAGTCTGTGTTTCGAGGGAAAGTGTGACCTCTCCTTCAAGCGCGGTCTCCGCATCGAGCAATAAGGAACGCTGTGCAACCACAGCGTCGAAAAATAATGAATTCTCAGCCAAACGAATGCCTCCCGACTAATAGCTCCTGAAAGGAAATACTTAGATTTACAATGGAAACGGAAATCACATGAAAAAAGAGGCGACGGAGGTCGCCTCTTTTTAGCCGTCGAGCTTACGCGGCGGGATCGTCGATGGAGGTCTCGGCGGGTGCCGCATCTACCGGTTCTTCGATCGGCGCGGCGTCGGCATCAACATCAGCCTTTACCTCTTCGCCCAACTCATCGGTTGCATCTCCGAGAGGCAGTCCGAAGCGCTCGGACATCGCCTCGATGCCGCTCACGGCCTCATCGAGATCGCGGTAAATCTCATTGAGCGCTGCACCAAGTTCCTCCGGCGTCTCGTTGGCGACCTGGCGCAGCGTCTTCGCGTAGTTGCGCCGTGCCTGAACACGCATACGAATCGACGCCGTCTTGCCCGGCTCCGCGAGATCGAGGTTTTCTTTGAGAGCCGAGGCGTCCCCGGCCAGTCCTTTGAAGACCTCGGAGATGTCGGAGAACAGGCGGCTCAATTCGTCAAGCGCTTTTCCCACCTGGTGAGGTTCTTCGGCTGCGATCCGGCGCAGGTTGGCTGTCTTGTTGTTCAGACGGTTTCGGCTCGCCTTGATGTAGGCATTCAGCCGCTGTTTGGCTGCTGCACGCTTGTCCTGATGTTCGGTTGCCATAGATGCGTCCTCTTAAACGTGGTTCACACCCGGGATCTCCGGGGGAATTGTGGGTTTTTTCTGCGGTTGTTGTGTGTCATCCTCACCCTGATCCTGCTGTGTAATCTGGGGCGGAATATCCTGTTGCTGGACTGGCCCCGGAGGCAGTGGCTGCTTTTTGTCGGCCAGGGACTCGGTTTGCTGCTCGACATTGGGGTTCTGAGGCTTCTGATCGACGATCTGCACAGTCGGCGTGTTGTGCGAGTACGGAAGCTGAGGCAGTGTGCCGGTATCGCCGGTAAGCGCCGTCTTCGATGCCGCCGCCTTTGGCATCCAAGACGGACTGAGAGCAGATTCCACCTGGCGCTGAGGATTGAAGGCGGCCCAGTAATCTGCCCGATCCGGATCGGATACACTGTTGCGGATCACCGCGCCGTCATATCCGGCCTTTTTCAGTTCCATCCGGAACCTCTGGCATCGCGCGGCGAGCGTCGGACCGAACCGGCCTTGTACCGCGCCCTTGAACTCATTGAGGTCGTGGAACTCCTTGGGCTTGGTGATCGCCAGGTACACCGGAATTACATTGGGGCGGTGATGTGGCTTGTCACCCTGGGTATAGTGCTCGATCGACTGCGGCCTCGCATCAAACCAATCCCCGAACTGACCGTAGCCCTTATTGCTGCGGGTGAACTCTTTTGACTCGGCGGAAGTGCCGTGGAAGCACACCATCGGGTTGCCGTCCACATCGACTACCTTCGATCCGGCGAAAAACTCCTTGAATTCCGGAGTCTCGGTCACCGCACGTTCGACCGGTGTATAGGACTCGCGTTCTTCATCACCGATGGCCTCAAACCATGGGACGAACGAAGGAGAGGGCGTGACCGGCTGCGTTGCGGCAGTCTTCTCATCGGCGGCCAGTACCAGCCCCGAGGTGACGACGCTCTGGCGGCGCTCCTTGTTCTCCTTGCGCTTTTGCTGGATCTCTTGCTGCTTCTCGTTGTAGGCCTTCGACGAGGTCTGAATGGCGTCGAGCAGTCCGTGCCCTTCAAACGGGTTGTCGGGGGACGCGGCGAACTGCTGTAAGAGCTTGGTCCAGTTCACCATCACAACCTTGAAGGTGTCGTTCGTATAGGGCTGGCCGTCGCGCCCACGAAACTGCGACGCGACCAACTCATCGCGAATTTCCTCCCGGGTGTAACCGTCCGCGATCAGGTTGGTGATGAAGGCAAGAACTTTCACGGTATTTTCGCGAAGGCCCTTATCCCGAACCCAATTCATAAAGGCTGCCAGGAACTCGCGTACCTCGTTCTCGTCGAGTCGAGCATTTTCCTCATCATGAGGACTTTCCACTTCGCTCAGTAGATCGCGATCGTAGGTGTCGCCTTCGGGAGTGCCGTCCTCCTCACTGTTCCGGTACAGGCTCTCGGCGGGGGCGCGGCCAAGTTCGCCGAGGGCTCCGATTCCGAGTGCTTTCTTGACATAATCGACTGCCTCGGACACCAGGTGTGTGAAGATCATGGTCAAGAAAGCCGAAACCTGCTTGTCGAGGGGCTTATCTTTGAGGCTCGGATGGTCTTTCTCAAAATGAGCGAACGGCGAATCCTTGTCGAGCAGCCGTAGCTCATAAAGCTGGTGGATCACCACTTCGCGGACGGCGTCGTCGATCAGACTCTCATCTTTAGTGAATTTGCGGAGGGTAGGCCCGTACTTGGCCGTCAGCCACCGGCCCCAGTTCATGCTGGGGTCCTTGGGGAGCCCGGCCTGCTCGATCGCGGCGTCCACGTAGGAGGACAGCGAACTATCGAACGCGAGAATCCGGTGTACCAGGGCCGCTACACGGCGGGCGGAGGGTGAGAGGGGCTTTAGAGCGGCCAACTGGCTGCCGGTGACCCACTGGCCACCACCTCCTCGCGCAATCCGCAGCCGAGTGCCGGTGGGAGATGCCATCTTACTCAGTACGCGATAGATCGGGCCACTCGCGGTATAGATGAGGGCTCCGGGCGTAGCCGTCCGCAGCAGCGTCGAGGCGAATTTCGACGCCGCTCGTTTAGGTACGGACCTCTGGAAGAGACTGGCCGTGAGTTTCAGCATTTTTTCCATACTCTCTAAGAGAAACAAAAAGTCGAGTTGTTTCGTTTGGTAAGAGTTGCGGCTCGCTTGGCGAGCATGACGGCCTTCTTTTCTTCGGAGAGTTTCTTCCCTTTATTATGCGGAGTCACACCTTTTTGCGACGGGGGTACTCGCCTACGGCCCTCGGCGATGGCTCTTATAGCGCTTTCGCGCATCTTAAGACGGGACTGCTCCGAGTGTTGCTTACCGTGAAAGTGATTCTTTTCGCCCGTGGTACTCTGTCGTTGCTTGTCCCTAGAGTCTTGACTTCGCCGGAGTCCAGTATGAGATGTCTGTAATTTTGTAATAGTCTCTTGAGATGCCTTCGTTCCTTTGCGTCTTTTTAATGCGGTGATGACGTTCGGAGATACGGAGTGTCCCTGCCTTTTACAGCGGAAATTTTCTCGTGTGCCCGGGCGCTCCCACATTTGTCGGGAAGCTTCGGCGATTTTGTCTCTGGACGCTTGAGAGTGTTTACCGGTGAATCCTTCCCCGCCGTGACAAATGTTGTAGCCGATTTCGGGGTCGCGGGTCCCAAGCAGTTTGATCAGTACACATTCCCACGCACACAGTGCTTCATTAGTCTCACAGTCCGTAATCAACGGGCAGATGTGGAAATGCTCTCTACCATACTTACGGATAGCGGCATATAAGTGAGACGAGGAATTCGAGGAAGATGGACGGTAAGCAACATAGAACTTCTTTTGAAGGTACTGCTGCAACTTACTTGATGTTGTCTTTCCAACGTAAATCTTCCCGTTCACGTCGTTTGTAATCAAATAGACGAACATAAGCGGCCCTCATTAGAGGGACCGCTAGTCCGATCTTTTCACTTGGTTAATCCAAAATCGGGTCGTTAGGGTCCCAGGATTGTCCCTTGTCTTCCTTCAGGACCGAGTCCACCAGTTCGAGATACTCCTTGTGATCCTCGAATGCCTGCGGGTCCTCAGCACCGGCGACCTTCACGCCCACGCGCGAGGCCTCGTGCTTGAAGAGATGGTTCATCGCGGCGGCGTCCACTTTTGCGAGTTTGCTCATCATGTGCTCCTTGGCTAGTCCCTTTTGTGCGGGCAGCCCCTAACTAGAAGGCTGATAGCCGGTTTATTGAAATCGGTGAAATTAGGTAATTGTAACGGGGATAGACGTGTACACCAGGGTGTGTCCATCCGCATCGTAGCCATCGATCGTGAATGAATAATCCCCCGACGATTCAAACGGGGGTGCGTAAACCACTCCGACTGCTTCGGCAGCCGACAACATACCGGAGGAATACCCGTTGGTGCCGCTGATCTCGAATGTGGCTACGCCGATCGCATTCCAAAAGAAGGCCGTGGTCTGCCCAACCTGACTCCCTTGCGGCACCGCAAGCCCTACCTGGGGAACCACCGCGTCACCAGTCGTTACAACCGATGCAATCAGCGCCAGGCCGGGAAGGATTTGCGGAGTCGCCATGGATTACCGATCGCCCTTTTTGAAGATCGCGACGAAGTCCGACATGCTTCCGGAACCACGGTTGATGAGGTAAGGAGCATTGACAAACGCGACCAGGGCACAGACGATGGCTGGGAACGAGGTGAGCCAAAGGCCAAGCTGGCCCGGGTCTGTGATCCGGCAGATGTGGTGGACGATCACGCACAGCAGCACCGAACACACCGCAGCGAGCGTGAAAGTCAGAACCCGTGAAGACGAGGGCTCCCCGCTATCGGAAAACACCCGCTGGAGAAACACTTTCCAGGGAATGGACGACACTAAGGATACCGGTGTCGGCGCGGGGGTTGAGTTATTCTGAGTCGATTCCATCGCATAACCTCTCAAGAGGTGATGCGATAGTCTGAAACCCGTAAAATGACTATGCGATCCGGGATTTATTTGAAGCTCATCACCACCGCGCCCCACTTCGCGCTCCCGGCTTGACCCACATTGGCGGTAGCTTCGATCGACGACTGGGCTGCTGGTGTTGTCGTACCTTCGCACATGGTCGCCCCGCTGGAAAGTCCGGCTCCAAACGCCGCAGCGTAGGGGCCTATGAATCCAGGCTGAAAGGTTCCAGCGCCCCCGAGGAAATCCGGACAAACCACAATCAAACCCTTAGCCGTGGTCGAAAAGGAAGTACTCGTGAAGTTCCCGCTGGCCGTGCTCTGGTTGGCGGTTCCGGTGTAGTCAACCGATGTCAGGAAGCCCGCATTGAAGATTTCGGCGGTCACGCCCACATATGTGGAGGCGGCCCCCAAAGTGCAGGTGATGGTGTCAGTTCCAGCCGTTGTCACAAATCCGTAGAATCCGACAGTAAATCCCGCCCCGTTAATATTTAAAGGCATTGTCGTGAGCGTATTCCCCCGGGAATCCGTCACCGTCACCGAAGTCTCGGTGTCGTCCGCTCCTCGGCACGCCCCCACAATCAGTTGCCCACTGGTGACACTAAGGGAAGTGTTTCCGCCTGTGGCACTCACCACGGTACTGAGTGACTCCGACGAAACACTGCTGGAACTGCTAAAACTCGACCCCTCTTGCGAGAGCGTGGGCCAGTTTGTCTGAGCGCTATATTTCGGTGCAGTACCCACCAGCCAGTCGCCCATCGTGTTGAGAACGACGCCCCACTGTACGTCGCTGAACGTCACATAGTACTCGGTGTTGCCAAACGAGAATAATTGCGCGTGAGGCGCGTTTCTTCCGCCAGCAGGTATCGGAGCCGACATATAACCAAGCAATGTAAAAGCAGAGATGTTGCGTATTTCCGAATACCTACTTTCCGTGCCGCTGATTCCGCTGTCTATTTCATAAAGAGAGGTTCCTCCTGATCCGGTTGCTGTGCGTAAGAAGCGTTCGCCCTCATAAAGGGCGGCTGTACCAGAAGCTATAGCTGTCCATGAATCAGCGGATGGATCAGAGGTCGTGTACTGCAAGGTAGGTGCGTAGCCACTGCTGTAGGCGGACGAGATCCAGCGCGAACAAGTGCTGGATGAATAGTTCCAGGCCGAGCACACAAAGTGTGCGTCCCAGCAGGAACCGGTGGAGGGGCAGTTCGACCAGGTCATCTGGGTCGCGGCAGTAACTGCGAAATCGCCACCGGAAAGGATGTTTGCGCTGGAAGTGCTCCATGAGCCGTACCAAGTTGCAGGCGATGAGGAAGTTCCCCACCCGCCCACCATATATCGATAGATGCCGTTCGCCGGATCGAATACCAGATCACTGGCAACATCTGGCACTACAGCACTGCCTCGGATGTTCATGATGACCCCGATCTGAGTTAAAACTGAGGAAGAGACATCAAAAGTGAACACAGCATCGTCGCAGGAGTCACTAGGATCACAACTCGATGCTGTGAAATAAGCCACGGAGCCCTGCATGTAAGGACGGCCATCGGGGTAGGTCACGAGTGAAATATCTCTTACCCCGATGCCGCCGAATGTTCCCGTTATAAAGTCTGAGGTTTCCCAAGGGGTCGAAGAACTCGATACCACGCGGATTGCGCTCTCAAAACCAGAAAGGTGACCAGAGGTCTCAAAGTTGTAATAGCTGGCCGCGCTGGCACATCCCTCGTTTAGCCAACCGCTCCCGCTGTTCAACCAAAAGCAGGCATCGTTACCCACCAACGAAAGGCCCATTTCCCAAGGCGCGGACGGTAAGGAACAAGAAGCTATATTCAAATTCATATAAGACCCGCCAGTGTAAACCACTAAATTGCACTCCGAGGCATGATACATGTCAGCCATTAAGTAAGTCGATCCACTGGCGTTTGATAGCGCAAGCCCAAACTCTGAAGTGGACGCACCATTCGAGGTAACTTCCACCTGGACGAACACCGAAGGGATAGAAAAAGAAGTGGCCGGGTCTCCCAGCAAGTACACAGTGTTCGCTGTCGAAGTGATCGTACCCACGTTCGACGCCACCGAGAATGAGGTACTCGGGCTCGTCTGTTCAAGGACGCTAAAATTTGATGTTGAGGTGAATGTGTTGTCGCTCTGGACGAGAGAGGGGGGCTGCAATTGGGAAGTAACGGCGGTGGTATGCCCCGGCTGACTGTTGTATGGTGCAACAGCCGTGAGAGGACCGAAACTGTACTGGAGAGGAGTCTTCTCGGCATACCGGCGCGAGGCAATAGTCGCAGCTTGCGGCCACGCAAACGCGGCAGTCAGCAAGATCAAGAACGCTGTAATCCCTGCTTTCATTGTGTATCTCCGAACACCTGCCACACGTTCGTGGCAATTTGCCTGATGCCAAAAGTTGAGTTCTGCGCCCTGGCACACAAACTTGTGGGTGTATTCAGAGTCACGCCGGACGCAGCCGCTATACAAGTCTGACCCACACCCAACTGGATAAAGTCAATCTCATCCGGTATCGGGAATGCTACACTTGAGTTGGCGGGAACCGTGATTGTGTTGGTGGCGGCATTGTTCATCGTGACGGTACCGATACACGCCACGCTTGATACGGTACCGTCCGTCAGGACGAGCGAGTATGAGGTTCCTGTCTGCGTGTCAACGGAGGAGCATAAGCCCCCTCCGCCGCCTCCCGAAGGCGTATCAAATACCCACGTCGTACCATTCCAGTGAGGATAGCCTGGCGCTAATGTGGGAAGCGCATGACCGAGAAGTCCGATCACGGTTTGAGAAGTATTACTGCCTGAAAGATCACCTCCAGCCGTAAAGCTGGCACCGGAGCCCGGCAAAAAGAACAATGTGCGGTCGTCCGTGACTGTGGAGATGGTGCTGGAGCCCGTAACCACCGTTGCGATAGGAATCACGGAAGCTGTAAACCCGGAGGTGTTTGAAGTCGGGGTGCAACTCGATGACGGGTCGAGGTAAACGTAATTCGTGGCGCTGGCGGTCATTGTCAACGTACCACTTGTAGGCCCGTAAGTCTTGATCGTTCCTCCGCAGTTGACGGTGCCGGGCGCGATATTCAAGGTAAGGCCGCTACCAGCCGTAGGCCAGTAACCGATCCCAACCCCCTGAACGTACTTCACGTTTTCGCCCATCAGGAGGTTGCTTTGCGTCTGGGGCTGCTGTCCCGACGCGACCGCACAGGTTATGAACAATGCGACGATTGCGGCAATTCTCTTGAACATCCGATTCCCCCGAGGATTAGTTAGTGCGCGACGATTGCGACGGCGGTTGCGCCCGACGCTTCGGCGACTAGATAGAGATTGGTAGCGTCCCACATCGTCCCTTGCCACCAGATTGGAGTCCCGTCCGCCGAGGTAATATTCAGGAACGCAAACTTCGGCGCGACGCCCAAGCCATGTGGTTCACTGAAGTTCCCCGATGCTGACGCCGTGATGCTGAGTTGCGTGATAGTCAGCCCCGATCCCGCAGCAGAACTGATGACTCCACTTGAGATCGTGATAGTCGAGCCGTCCGGCTTCACCGCGCCAAAAGCCGAGCCAGTCGCGACAGGTAGATCGTCAGGCACAAGGGCGCGAAGAGTGGCTTCGCCGCTCGCGCCATCAGGAGTCGCAAGCACCCGGTTTGCCGCCCCGCTAGGGATCGATGGGCCTACAGTGATCCAGGCCGAGCCAGTGTCGTAGTAAATGAGGCCGGTATCGGTGGTCAGGTAGATGCGACCCGCAGTCCCGGCAGCAGGCTTACTTGCATCCGCGCCTTCGAGAATGGTGCTCCCACCGGTTTCCAGTTGCTCCCAGCCGGAAGCCGTGTACACCCGGAAACATGCGCCCGCAACATCCCATATGAGCCAGCCCTGATTCGGAGCCCAGAACTCCCAGCCGGGCACCTTGGTGTTGGTGCCAACCGTTGTGATCTCTGTGGACCACACCGCGACAGTATTCGCGTTTCCTTGCCACACCCCGGTGGGAGCGCCGAGGAGCAGGTATGCATCGCCATTATTAGGTGTTGTCGGCGGCGCGGTCGTCGTTGAGTTGATGACATTACCTAGCAACATCGAATCGATGAAGCGCAGGAAGGGTCTGAACTGATCGACATAAGTCTCACCCTCGTCGGAATTGATCAGTAAACCTAGCTTGGGTCCAAGAGTTACGGCCATGTGTTAGCTCCCAAATGAAGTTCCGAAGGCCGTACCAAAGCCAAGGCTTGCGGAGACGGTTCCGGTAAACGGTGGTGAAGGCATATGGTGGACGACCTGGATGATTCCTTCCATGTCGATATTGGTCTCGGTGAAGAGCAGGTAGCGGTTGTTGTTCAGATCGAAGCTCCACGACTGTAACTTCTGCGGGATGCCATCAACGAAGATCAGCAGGTCGCGGTTCGGGTCGAATGCGCCGAGCGTAGCCGATGTCAGCGGACCGTTCAGGCCTTCGAGGTAAAAAGCGATGCGGGTTGGATACTGGGTGCTGACCTGGATGTACATAGATCACCTCCGGTATCCGGGATTGTTTTTAAGCCGCTGCTGAGTCTCCCGCTGGCGGCGCTTCATCTCTTCCTTCTGCATCCGACGCATCATGTCGCGATCCTGAGGAGTAAAACGCGGTAAATGCTTCGGGGCGCTCGGCGTGGGTGGAAGCTTCTTCTCCTTCGAAGGAGGCAGCGGCGCGACAGCGGGAGAGGCCTCATTAGGCGTCTCCTGAGGCGGCGCAACAGCGGAGGAGGGTTTACTTGGGGTCAACTGAGGCGGCGGTGGGGCGGGTGTCACTCCGCTCGTCGGGGCCTCAATCACATCCTCGTCGAGGACAGGAATCTTCTTACGTTCCTTCGGAGTTGCGGGCGTGTCGCGCTTGACGACGTTAGGCTCCGGCGCAGGGGTGGGCGGCGCTGCAGGAGCCGGGCTCTTCTTCGGTTCAGGCGTTGCCGGTGTAACGGGCTGCTCCTTCGCTTCCTCTCTCTCCTTCTGCCGCTGACGATACTGCTCCACGTTGCGCTTGCGGATGATGTTGGTGATGTTGTGCTGAACGCTCGGTAGAATACGCTCGAAGACCGCCTTGCAGTGCTTGCAGATGAGGAACTTGTTGCGGAGATCCAGCCGCTCGGTGGGCGCGGTCAGGATCGGGCGAGGCTCACCTTCGAGCGCGTCGCGCTGGTGTAGATTCCATTGGGCTCCCCAGTAAAGAAATGCCGGGCAAGAACAGGAGCAGGAAACGTCAAGATTCTTCGCCGTAGCCTCATCCGATACCTTGGATAGGTCGAAGTGAACCTTCACATCGTGGCCTGCCGGGTCCGACTTAGGGAGGAAACACTTGACATTGTAGTGGAGGAAAAGCTCGCGAGGATTGGAGCCGATGAGCTTAGGCTGACACGGAGGGTAGCCCTCGGGCGAACGGTTCTTGGTTGAGAACTGGTTCGTCTGCTGCACAAGCTCAGGCATAGAGATTGCCAGCTTATGGCTGCCTGGTGTGAAGTACTCGCCGAGTTTGAATCTGATGGTGATCTCTGCGGACAAGCGGAACTCCCCTCACTAGGGAGTCCGAGAGTCCGTTTTTTGCATGTCGAAGCGAAAGGCCCGGGCGCTCACCCGGGCCTTTCGCCTTATTCGTTGCTACTCTCTTCCGTTTCAACACTTTCGAGAGGAGCCCCAGTCTTTTCCGCCTGTTTCTTGCGGATCGACGCAATCACCTTTTTGCGGCCAGCGGACGCGGCAAGGGAAATACCGTAGTTCATCCTCGCATACTGGAGCAGATCGGTATAGGGCATCTTTTCGAAGTCGGGCTCGATGACAGGCGGGACGTTCGGCTTGTCCTCGCCATCCGGATCATCGTCGTGCTCCTCTTCAAGGGGCTGTGCCTGCGCAACCACTGCGCGGACACAGGCAAACATACTGTCGTCGGCCTGGTCGGGACCGGTGTAGGGCGCGTCATCGTTCTCAATTTCATCTGTGGCCGGGGCGCTAATCTCGATGACGGTTGCCTCCGGAGAGGGCTCCGCTGTGCCCGCAACCACAACTGCCTCCGCCGCGACATTAGTCTCTTCGGACGAGTGAAGCGATTCTTCATGTTGTTTCACACGCGACGCCAGTGCTTCGCCGATCTTGATGGCGGCGGCTGGAGCAGGCGGCAGCTTCAGCCAACCGGCATTCACGATCGCTTGTACTCCCCCAGGAGTGGCATTCGCGACTTTGGCGATACTTCCATTCCGATAAACCGCCAGGTTACTCTTGTAGGCCGGATCATACACAACAACGTCGCCCTTTTCGACCCAAAAATCATCGGCGAATGTCATGCTGAAGCGGCTCGTCGCCAGGTAGACTTTTTTCATGTGTTACTCCTCAATAGGTAATACCGAGGGGCCGTATAGACCTCGAATTACTAGGAAAAGAAAAAGGGCAGCCGAAGCTGCCCTTTTTCGCTGAGGTCCCCGAGGGGACCACCGAGATTAGTCGGTGGTCGGGCCGGGATATGGAATGAAGTTGCCTTCCGTAGTCGTCGTGCCCACCTGAGTCGTTGGGGCAGCGGTGACCGCACGGGCGACAACGAGACGCTGCACACCGGAAGGGTTGAAGATCGTGAAACCCAGGATCTCGAAGATCGAGAAACCGATCTGACGGAGGTCCGGACGATCCGCGCTCATCACGGTCAGCGGCACACGCTCGGGGATGACGCCGAGGAACTCGCCCTCGGTCAGGATGTAGACGATGCCGAAGTTCACCTTACGGGACTGGAGCAGCGTCGCACCCCACAGGTAGCCCATCACGCCGGTCTTGATCAACTTGCGTTGAGTCTCACGGTCGATATTATCCTGTGTCCACTTACGGAGGTCGGCGTAATCGCGCGGGTTGAAGAAGCAGTACGCGACCGAAAGGTCGTGACGCTCAATCTGCGCGAAGCCGTCCGCCATGGCGTTGACGGTGATCGGGGCAGTGACGCCCATGTCGGGGTTAAGGACATAATCGTCCGGCAGCGCGTTGGCGGCTGCGGCAGCCGTGGCGTCGAGCAGCGAGAAGATCTTCTCGTCCTCGGCGGCACCGACCTCGGCCTTGCCCAGGTTCAGGGCACGCTGGACGATGTCGAACCGGCGCTCCTTGATCTGGGTTATCGGGATCATCGGCAGTTCAGCGATCTCGAAGGTGGGAACCGTGATACGGTTCGGCTTCACGACGCTGACGATGTCCATGCCTTCTTCGCCGACGTAGAACGCCTGCACAAAGCTCTGACCGGACGCATCAAATTCGCGGTCATAGATAGGCAGTGCGCCATCGGGCAGAGTTTCAACCATCAGAGCCTTACGAGCGATGCTCAGATAGTCACGACGCCGACGCAGAGACGGGCCAAGGGAGGCCGCGAGCTTCTGACGTCCGGCTGCGGATTTCAGCAGGGTTCCAAGAACATTGGTCTGGGCCTGCGTGCGAGCGAGATTTGCCATTTCAGTGTCTCTTTTCTTCGTTTCTGGTCCCGTTAGGGCTTACAGAAGCGAGGCAACGCCCAACCAAGGGTCCTGTGCGGTCGGAGCCTGCGTGCAGATTCCAACGGGTTCAACGTAGGGGGTCGTTCCGGTCGCCGCAGCGGACGTGAAGAGACCCTTCTGGGCACCGCCGCCGCAGTACACGTACTCGCCCACCGTGAAGGTGTCGGCAGTGTCATAGGCCTGGGTGTCCACATAGAACTGGGCCAGCGCACGGAGAACCGGAGCCTTACCGGAGCCCGAGGGGCCGATTGCACCGGCGAACTCGCCGGGGCCGTTGAGGAGGAAGCCGAACGGGATGTCACCCGCACTGGCGTCGCATGGGCCGATCACCACACCACGGCCTGCCGTCGAGGACACGTACAGCGTCATGATGACGCCGCCGAGGTATCCCGCATTGGTCAGGGTGATCTGGTCGGTACCCGGATTACCGGTAAGGGCCACATCAGGAACCGTGGAACCATCCGGTTGCGCGTAGTACTTTTGACGCAAACTCATTGTTTTCTCCAAGTTAGCCGTTATATTCACCTTTCCCAGTGCGACCTCTTGGAGTAGAAGCAGCGCACTATAGGTCCGGCAAGACGAGACACCTGTGTGCCTCTACTTGGAAAGGGGAAGTTAGGCCATTCTGGGTAATTGAAGTTATGGGCGTAATAGAAAATACGAGGTCCTCATACGAGGACCTCGTATGGAAATTTATGTGATTACAAATCTAGTTAACGGAAAGAAGTATGTCGGTAAGACGAGACTACCCATCGAGCGTCGATGGCAACATCATCTGTCAAAATGCAAAATGGGATCTAACTACCGCCTCTACCAAGCCATCCGCAAATACGGTATAAATAGCTTCAAAATTGAGTCCGTAGCGACCACCTCATCCGAAGAAACCCTATCTCTACTCGAACGCGAGTGGATCACCAAACTGGATACATATAACTATGAGTTTGGATACAATATGACGACCGGTGGTGACGGATGGAGCGGAAACACCCACACGGAAGAGACGCGCCGTAAGATAGGGCGAAAGTCAGAAGGCCGTCCCAAGACAGAGAAATTCCTTAAGGCAATCAGTGCGGCCCATAAGGACAAACCGAAGTCCGTCACACAGCGTCGCAAGATGGCGGCCTATTGGGACGAGGATCGCCGTGAACGCCAGGCCGAGGTGGCAAGAAGAGTAAACGCGGAACGTGGAGACCAGTTGAAGGACTATACCTGCGACCTATGCAACACAACCTTTCATAAGGTTAGGTCCGGCGTCTTCGGTGGCCACCGGAAGGCATGTAAGAGACGTCATGGTATCGCTCCGAAGCGTCTCGAACCTTTGTTCGACGACTAAAGAAAAACCCCGCCCGAAGGCGGGGTTTCACCGTACGATTACGGTCGGTCTATGCGAAGTCGGCTTCGTCGGGGAAGACCAGAGCAGCCAGGTTGCCACCGGCGATCTTCGCGGCTTGCGCCATCGGATCGAAGTGGGTGGCAAGCTTCGGGAAGTCTTTCCCCGGCTTCGCCGCTTTCTTCCCGGCAACGCGACGCACCTTTTTCGCGCCAGCCTGCTTCGGTTCCTTGAGGTCGTTGGTCGCGTCCTGCTTGTCGCGGGTTTGACCATCGGGCTCGGGCTTCAGCTTCTTCGCCACTTCGGTGAGAATGTCATCCTCGTGGTCGCTGTCGTTGTCGCGGGTGTCGTTGCCGTGGTCGGACTCGAAGTGCCCCTGCATCTCACCCCATTCGACAATACCGTCGCCGGAACCTGCGGTCTTCTCGGAGGCAAAGATTCGGGCCAGGGGGTCGTCCTCGGTGTCCTCGACGATGAACATATCAGCCGGGGAACCGATCGCTTCCTCCTGATCGAGAATGCCTTCGAGTTCCGAAGCATCGGAAGGATCGAAGTAGCCATCCTCCTCGTCGTTCAGCGCCGAAACCTTGTCCGCGAAGTTATCGTCGGAGAAGATGTTCTCGATGTTCAGTTCCTCGGGAACGTCCACCGCGCCTTCACCGCCCTCGGCCAAACCACCTTCGGCTGCACCATCGGCCAGCGCCTCGTCAAAGGCACCGTCGCCTTCAGCCTCTTCGGCCAGGTTGATCTCGTCGGCGTCGCCAAGCTCTTCCTCGATCGCATCGGTGAGGGTGTCGATATCGTCCTTCACGTCCTCGATCGCGTCCTGCAGCGTGGCCTCTTCTTCGTCGAAGACCTCGTCCTCAGCATCTTCGGCACCCTCGGTGTCGCCCGCCTCCGCATCCGCTTCGCCCTCGGCTCCGGCCTCGGCGGCCTCGCCCTCATGCTCATCGGCTGCTGCTTCGGCATCACCCTCGGCAGACTCGACGTCACCAGCGGCGTCAGCATCCGCATCCGGAGGAGGAGGAGGCGCTTCCTCGCCCTCTTCGGCGGTCTTCGCGGCGGCGTCCTTCTTCTTGCCCTTCTCCTTCTTCTCCTCTTCAAGGGCTTCCTTCAGTTCGCGACGGAGACGCTCGACCGGGGTTTCTTTCTTCTTGGCTGCTTCCTTCTTGTGCTCGTGATCGCGCTTGCAGTCGGGATCATCGTTGCAGCCGTCGCCGTTCAACGGGTCCACCGCGTCAGCCGCCTTCTTTTCGGAGGCTTCCTTCTTGCAGCCGTCGCAGCCCTTGCACTCGTCGCCGCAGGCCTTCTTCTTACCGGCTTCCTTGCCGACAGGAACCTTCCCCTCGCCGCCTTCGGTCCAAATCTTCTGCTCGGGCTCATGTACGTCGCTTGCGTCCATGCCAGCGGGCTCGGTACGCTTGCCTTCGTCATAGGTGGAGGGCTGCGGGCCGCAATCGGCGCGATCGTCGGCAACCTTCGCCGAGGCATTCTTCGGATCGCCCTTCAGTTCGCTCTCAACCGCCTTCTTCTCCTTGTTGAGGAGCGACGGGTCTTCGAGCAGATCATTCATATCCACCTTGTGGACGTTCTTGAACTCTTCGGCGACGCGCGTGAAATGAGCGTTCACCGCTGCGGTGCGCAGCATCGCGCCTAGCACCGGGGTGGAGAGGGCCAGGAGGGTTTTTGCCACCTTCACGTGCTGCTCTGCGGAGCCCGTGGGGAGCATGGTCTTGGCCAGCGTGTACGCCGAGGCAACTCGCATCTTCAGTTGCCGGGTCTCTGCCGCCGTCCGCTTTTCAGCCGCGACGCGTCCCGCGAGGGAGGTCCGGTTGGGGTTCTGAGCCGAGTTTGCCATAGGTTAATACCTTTCCGTGTGATTGGTGGGTCCGAAAGCTCCCACTAAAGCTGAATTTGAAAGTTACTTTTCTTGAAACACTTCACATTTCGTGTGATACGCCCTAGAAAATCCTCCGGATATACGCGTCGAGCTTGGCGTCCCCGGTGTTAGGTGCTCCCGGGACGAGTGAGGCGATCTTGTTGGCCGAAGCCGCGTGCGTGAACGGAGTCTTGGGAAGCGAGAGACCATCGCCACCATCAATGAAAGTCCGGAGGGCGGCCCCAGGGAATGCGGGAGTGCCTACCCAGGAGGCCTCGACGAACTTCACCCCACCATTGGGCAATGACTTATGCCCACACAGTTCCGCGATGCGACGGGGAATACCGTCGTCGTCCATCAGAAACTGGCCCTTCATTGAGAGCAGGTGCTGGCAGAACGTGGACTCATCTGTACAACGAGCGCCGCAGTAGCTACAAACCACCAGTTCGGTGGTGCAGCCCATCGACATATATTTGACTTTGTTCTCACGGATGTCGGCGACCAGGGACTCATGCGCTAAGTCGGTAGCGACCAGGATGTCTACGTAATAGACCCACACATCCGGCGCGAGCTTGACCTTGCGCAGAACAGCGTCAAGGATGTGGCCCTTGGCAAGCTTCGCTTTCTGCTTGTGCTCCAGGAAATTGAATGCACCGACGAACGACTTATAGGAGAGCCGCATCACGGTGTTCTCCCAGGCGTCATCGTTATTGTTGACCAAATGGCTGGCCTCGGGCTTGATCAGGAAATCGTAGGGATCTTCTTCGACCATCACTGAGGACATGATTGTGCAATGGGAGAGAAGGACCTTGGATTGGTCGGCGGCAATTTGCTTTACGGCGGCAGTCTTGGCTCCAAAAGCGCGATGCAGGTGCATCTTCTCCCAGGCACCTAACGAGATCAGATCGACGATCTCCGCGTTCGCAACTTTCTCAAAAGCCATACACCCTCGCTAATAAAGAGGTCCTATAGTCAGCTTTCCATCAAACCCCCGCTTCGAGATCGTCCTCGATCTCGTCCTTCACATCCTTGTCCAGGTGGGAGCGCATGTCATTGCGGGGAGGAAGGAACTTCGGATCTTCGTGCATCTCAATCTCGGCTCGCTTGCGGGAGCCGCGAAAGCGAGCCGTACGCCGCGCTCCAGCCTGAGCGCCCTTGACAGCCTCTCCCAGGCCGTCCGCGTAGTCCTCGGCGGCTGATGCCAGTTCACTGCCCTTTGGGGCGACACGGGAGAGTAGATCGAGGGCCTGTATAACCGCATCGGCCAGTTTGATGTAATCGACCTTGACACCCCTGACCGCCGCTGTGCGAAAACCACCCATTTGATAGCGGCGTACCTGGTCGAGCAGGGTCCAGATCATTTGTTTGGTGGTGTTGTCGGGAGAGAAACGCTCGGCCCTCTCCAAATCCTTCTCGACAGTCTGGAGAGCGCGACCAAACTCAAGTGCCCGGCTCACGCGTGGGGGTTCTTTCCGCGCCGAGCCCATATGGGTGGGATCGTACTCGGTTCCCTTCGCCGCGAAGGGACTGTTGTAAGTCTTATCCGCGCCGGGGTAGTCGGTTTCCTGGAGGAGTTCCTCGTTAACCGCGTCCATTCCGCGCTTGCGACGAAGGAGATGGTGGGGCATTTGAACCTCGTATCACATAGAGGTTCAAAAGTCAGTGTTTATGTATTAGGTGGAGAAGGTTGCCTATATACCCATCGCTGGTATCCCGCGTCGTAGAGGCAGCGGGCTCCCGCACGGAACATATTCTGATGCTCGGTCAGGGAGGGATCATAGAGATCGCCGAGCAATTTGGGAAGGTGTTTGTGGCGACAAAGGCGTTTATTGAGGATGCGGTTTTTGTAGAGCCATTGGTAGGATGGGGGAAGGTCTTCCGTTTTCTCAAAACCCAGTATGCCGTACACCGCTCCGTCCGAATACTGATTATTGGAGAAGGTGATAATTCCTCGTGCAGGAAGCAGCGGAAGCGCATTGCGTAACAGTTTCTGTGCTCCGCCGACAACGGTCAAATTACGTTGAAAGGCTAGGCGAGTAAGGTTTAAGTAGCTCTTTTCGTGTTCGCTAAACGTAATGACACCTACGAGAGTGCTCTCCATAGAAAGCCCGAAGCACCACCTAGCGCCTGGGGTGCTTCCCTGAAGATGATTCTCCCGAAGAAAAGCCTGTGCCTGCGAGCGGGTGATAACCTCAAAAGCGGTTTTGCGAGCGTGCACCTTCTCATGGAGACCGATTCGTGAGAGCACGATGGATTTCCATATTTCTTGGCGAGTAGCATCTCTCCACTCGTGCTCATCAATTTGTAAGAGACGGATACCCTTATCCCGGCACGCTTCAAATTTGGCGAGATGGCGCAGTTTGGCTTCGACTGGTTCCGTGCCGTCAAGCGAATGCCAGTAGCCGCCATTAAACTCAATCGCGAGAGAATGTTCTGGAAAGTAGGTATCTAACTCATAGGGCGTAATAATTGATCTGACGTTAGACTTATAAGAAACGCGCAGATCATCCAAAAAGGCCTCAACTTCTTTATGTGGCTTTGAGTACCTACCAGTACAGGAAGGGCAGGCCGCTCCGGCGTTGATGTGGTTGTCCGGACTCTGCTGGAAACTCCCGTGAACCGGACAAATAATCTCGACATACTCGAAGGCCCCGCGCATTTCTACCCGACTATAGTCGTATCGATCCCCGTGAACGGCGGTCGCCTCTGAGACAAAGGTTTCTCGATCCTTCAGAAGCTTCTGCGCAGCCAATCCGCGTCCGCACTTTGGGCAGCCCGAACCGGAAAGATGGTGACTGGCTTTTTGCTGAAAATCCCCGTGAAGTGGGCAGGTGATTGTGATTTTATCGCAATTTCGCGTGTAGATGGTCTTGGTGTAATCATATCCCTTATCGGCATGGACTCGTCTGGCGACATCAATATAGTCCTCGGTGGTTTTACTCCGTGCCTTTGCCGCGCCCTCGCTTCCACATCGCGGACATCCGCGCCCTCGTAAATGATTATAAGGATATTGAGCGAAAATTCCATGTTCCGGGCAGTTTATTTGAATTTTCTGTCGAGGAGAAACGTACCTGGAAGACGAGTAATCATAGCGGATGTTGGGGTGAGCGATTCGAGCCTCGTCAACAAAACGCGCTGTCGTCATTGGGGATCGGACGGTCGCTTCCTGCTCCACAATCACGGAACATCTCCTGGATGGCTGCCGCCCCATATTGTATTCTGGCGGTCGTTTAGAAAAACGGTGAACACCGCGATATCGATGCCTGTATATATTATATTGCCAACGAGAAAACGAGGAGGGCGGCGTGGCCCTCCTAACAATTCGAAGGATTAGACGTTGGCGTTGTTTTCGGAGAAGATCAGCGAAGCGCCGGTAACGTCGCTGGGAGCGTTGCCGGAATCAATGAAGTCGCCGTAGACGGAGCCGGAGATGTCGAACACGTCGGTGACGAGGATGGTGCAGTCTTCGGTGACGGCGGTCTGGTCAATGTTGTAGGTTGTGTTATAAGACTCCATCCAGCAGCCTTCGTATACGGTGGCAACGCAGTAAAGCGGGATGTTGTTGCCGTAGTTGTTCAGGCCACCCTCGGCTGCCACAGAGGCTTGTGTTGCCTCGTCCAGATTCGAGTCCGTGGAAGCAAGCTCGGAGAACACAATCTCGGTCTTAATATCGAACGGCCACTTGTGATGTTTGAGTGAGCGGACAAGGCCCGATACTCCGGCCTTGTAGCCAAACTGCTGCATCAGGTTGCCGAGGTAGAGCGCCGTGCGCGTCACGCTCAGTGACATCGGCTGCGTGACGCCGGGCACAAGCTCGGCGACCTGGTCGCCATAACCGAGACCACGCACCGTATCGATGTTCTTCGACTCGGAGATCCCAAAGGACGAAGTGACGCCCATGCGGGTGAATTTGCCGATATTTACGACCGGCGTATAAATCTTGAAGCGGGTGCTGACGACCGATGAGGTCTGTGCAGTGGTCCCTTGGCGGTACACGTAGCTGTTCGTAGCCATTGATCCTCCGAAATTGCACCCGGTTGATGCGGGGCTCTCATCTGAGAGGTCTGATAGCTCATTTATTTAGGTCCACTGCAAAAACTAAGGCCGCCCTCGCGGACGGCCTTATTCAATCCCAACTTATCGAGGGACTTATTCGGCTGCGGCCAGCATGAGACCGCCCAGTAGACTGGACTTCTTCTTTGGGAGGGCAGCGGCCTGGGCGGCAGCTTCATCCTCTTCCTGCTGTTTCTGCTTGGTCAGCACTTTGATAGCCTGCTGGAACAGGTCCATCGACTGGTAGACCGACTCCACCGCATCCCGCACCGGGCGCGTGCCATTCACGACAGCGACCGGCTTGACTTCGAGGTAGAGCGCTTTCAGCTTATCGGCTGCACTCTCGGCCAGCTTAATCGCCTTCTCGACCGAGATTTCGGCGGCGGTCTTCGCGGAAGCGCCCTTGAAGTACTCGTGATCGCGTAGCGCCTTCTCCGCCTCTTCTTTGGTTTGGTGGGAGTCCAGCACCTTGCCGTCCTTCACATTGCACCAGGGGGCTTCCTTCCCTTCTGAATCCTTGTGGCCCGGACGGTGCTCGATCGTCGCCGTCTTGGCCGCCGCGCCCTTGAAATACTCGTGATCGCGGAGCGCCTTCTCGGCTTCTTCTTTCGAGGCGTGAGAGTCGAGAACCTTTCCGTCCTTCACATTGCACCAGGGGGCTTCCTCGCCCTTTGAGTTTTTGTGACCGGGGCGATGCTCGATCGTGGCGGTCTTGGCCGAAGCCATATGATCGGCGACGGCATCCGGATCTTCCGCGCCGAATTCGTCCTCATCAAAGGTGGTCGGCTCCTCGGCGTGGGGGTCGAGGTTTGCAAGCTCCTCGGCCACGGCCAGAACGAACCACTTCATGTGCTTCACGTTGCCGAAAATCTGGTTTGCATTGGCGGCCACGTCGTAGCAGACTTCATCCTCATCTTCGATCGCCCGCTGGGCGGCTTCAATGTATTTTGGATCGATCTGGGCGGCGAGCTTCGAGGGCAACACCGTCGCAGGACGCTTAATACCGCTGTGATCCTCCACGCCGGTTACGGTCGGATCACAACTCTTGTCGCCTTCGAGCACCTTCCCGGCCTCGGGGTCGATCGCGGGAATGCTTACGCTTCCCCGCTTTCCTGGCGCGAGACTCAATGGAGTCTTGGTTGCAGGCCGCTCGACGCCGGAGTGGTCTTCCATACCGGTCACAGTCGGATCGACACTCCGCTCGCCTTCAAGGACCTTACCTGCGTCCTGGTCGATCGGAGGGAGGTTGGCCAACTTCTCCGGCAGTGTGGTCTCTGGCCTCTTGATGCGGGTGTTGTCTTCGACCTTGTCGCGGCCATCGGGGATCGACTTGTCGCCTTCGAGAACCTTCGAGGTCTCCTGATTGACGGTCGGCACATAAGAGCCACCGGCCCGCTTCTTCGATGCAGCCTTGGGCTCCTCAATCTGTTTCGGGCGGGAGTTCAGTTCATCGGCCATACCGGCTACCGCCTCCTGCGCGGCCTTGTCGTTGGCGAAGTCGCTGATCTTCGAAAGCGCTTCGATGCAGGCACTCAAGGCTTCGGCGGTCCAGTACTTGTACTTGCCTCCAGCGCTGTTGAGCGGAGTCGGCGCAACCGGTGCAACGTCTTCCGGCGCGGGAGCGACCTCCTCGGCGGTCTTGCTTGCGGCCTTGGGGGGCACCTGGTTCAGCACCTGATTCTCGGGCGCACCATCGAACTTCACTTCTTTTCCGAGCAGTAGTTCCTCACCTGCAGCTTCGATCTGATACCGCTCATGCCAGTAAACCCGGCCATCCGGAGCTTCAAGAATCGGAGCAGAGGTCAATGCGCCGATGTCGGCGGGGTCAAGCTGCTGCCAGCCGTTGGTGAGGTGGTCTTCAAGAAGTTCATAGAGCACCGTGTCGTCGCTCCAGATCAGATTGCTCTTGCGGTCGGGATTGGCGAATAGGCCTAGAGCCTCCAATGCGCTCGTCGGAAGATGATGTTCGTTGTCTTCGACGAATTCCGCGATTGCGGCCTGATCTGGAATAAGCTTGAGGCGATTGTTTGTCGTCTGCACGAGCGTGACATAGCGGCCCGCGTCTGTAACGTCCCCAACGGGGACCGGAGACACCGAGGTGGCGTCAGGCATGGGTGCTGGGGGAGGGGTCATCTCGGCGGTCTTCGCCTTAATGGTCGGGGGGCCGCTTTGGGCCTGCCTGTGACGCTCGAACATTCTCGACTTGCTCATGTATTCACTCCGGTTTCACTTCTCTACAGAGAGCTTTGAAATTGATTTGCCGAGCTTTGACTTCAAACCGTCTCGTCGGGCAGCGTCGTAAGCTGTGCCGGTGTCTGCGCACGCAAGGCGGTCATCGCGGCCTGAACCGCAGTTTGGATCGCGGCAGCCCAAACCGTAGCAGCCTCGACGGGATTCGTTGTAAGGCAGTCGAGCGGACCCGGCTGCGGCGGTTGCGGGGGCTGAGCGGCCCATCCGGGATACTGGCAAACCGAAAACTGGCTCGGATACTGCCCCGGCACCGGCTGGGGAACCGCAGGAAGGTTCTGCATAAACCGCGCGGTCACGGCGCTCATCTGCGTCGTGATGCCCACATAGAACTCCTGTGCGGGGAACGTGAAGGTGAATCCCGTGTTGCTCGGGTCGGTGTACGTGCCTCCCAGGTTGACCTTCGGGTCGCCGTAGGCCTGAATCCGCTGACGATCAGTCGCGTCCGTGGCATCGCCAACGAACTCGGCCAGAATCGAGACGTTCACGATTCCGTTCTGCTGCGTAACTTGAGGGTGAACCTTCATTCGGATCTCCGTACAAACGACCGGAGGAGCATATTCGCTCCTCCGGCTTCGAGTTAGCTGTTCTGGCTGATGTTGATGTTCAGGGTGATGTTGATCCAAAGAGCGGACCACAGAACGCCCCAGCTAACATTCACGTCCATCGTGGTCGGATCAACCGCATCCTGCACCACAGTCACCGGACCCGCCGCTTGGATCAGGCTGCCAACATAGCTCTGTAGGAGTGCGTTGCCCGTGATCTCCATAGCACTCGGCAGATTGGCGACGTCCTTGCGACCGACATACTGCTTGAACGATTTGCGGAACGCCTTTGCGATGAAGTCGGCGGTCGTGGTAACGTACGGCTCCGAGGTCAATGGGCTGCTCGGATCGGTCGTCTTGTAGTGCCGAACCTCAAGAGCGCCCGGAACGTTGGTGAGCACCGTAATGCCCGCCACCGCCAGGTTGTTCATTGTGGTCGAATCGTAGTCCTGGAAGGCGCGGCTGAATCCAGTCACGTTCTGGTCGGTCAACGTCGTCGCCACGTCGTTAGCCGGATCGAGCGCGAGGCCAGCCAGCGCCGCCGCCAGGAACTCACCGGTAAAGGCGTTCTCGACAGCGGGAGCCGAGCTTGAGGGCGCGATCATGATGCCCAGCGAGTTCGGCCAAACTGCGATCACACGCTGATTTGCGATCGATTGAGCCGTGGCCTGGGCAACGGTCGGCGTCGTGTAGGCGTCGAACCCGATGAAGCCGATCGCCTCGCCCTTTTGGCGCGGGGTGGCTTGCTTGATCAGGAATTGGCTCAGCGCCTGCTGTACATTTGCCGACGTGGAGAGCGGCACGATGATGCTCGGCTTGCCGTTGCCGCCAGGAAGCGGAGTGGTCAGCGAATTGATCGCGTCGATGAAGCTCTGGTCGGACGCGAAGGCGGTGCCAGTCACAACGGGAACCTGTACGCAGGCGAAGGGACCCGCGCCGTTCTCGGTCAGCAACTGGATCGCCAGCGAGAGGCGGTTGTTCGGGTTGTTCGGCTGTCCGTACGCTGCGTACCCGGCTGCGGCGCTGGTGAAGACCTGGGCTGCATAGTCCGACGCCTGCTTCGCGGTCGTGAAAGTGACGTAGTAGTACTCGCCC